GAAAGAAGCCAAATCGCAGGTTCTGAAACGGTACCCGGAGTAATAATAGCGGCAAGAATGCCCGCTTCCATAGCATCAGCAAAACTATTAATCCAAGAATTATCAGCGACCGGTTGCATTGCCGACATTGCTGCAATAACCAAAGCACTATTCAAAAGAAAAATACCCGGAAGACCAGTTGGGCCGCCCTGTACGTTTGCCATATAGGTAGTTAAGAGACCGACAAAATTTGTAATCCCAACCAATGGAACTGGCGCTGCTGGTAAAGCCAATATCTCGTTTGCTAAAATTTGTGCTGGAGGTAGCATTATTCTGTGATAACTTTTGTGGATAGGGCAGACGGCGGCATAGGAACTAATGGCTGTAGGGTCGGTCCAAAAATAGTTGGATGAGTGTGACTATTGTATAATGCTTGAAAAATATCACCCAAAACAACTGCTTCTGTTGCGTTTGTTCCCAATTTAACCGTGGTACCATCTACGGTGGCAGTATCGGATGCGATTACGTTGGCATTAGAACAATTTACATTAACGTCTCCCTGAGCAGTTAGAGTTACGACACCACTACGATCCAATCTCAATGTGACGGTCGAGTGTTTCACTTGAACAGAACCATCTTTAGCTATTTGAATTACAGTATTGCCTTGAGAACTGTCGATAACCTTACCACTATTATCCGTTGCTCCCTTAAAAGTTAACGCGGTACTTCCATCGGTATTGACTACTACATTGACACCATTATACTCACCTTCTAAGTGAGGACCAGATCCGGTCAATGTGGTGGTGCGATCTGGATGAAGTAGACAGCTTATGATGATACCCTTGCCAGAGAAACCATTTAGGCACAATAGTAAAACTATCGCACCGTTTTGTCCATTGGGTGCGGGCGTGGAAGTTTGTTGTTGACCTGTTAACTTTGTTAATGCACGCAGTCTAGCTTCAAAAAAATCTGCCACAGAACCAAACCCAGTGGAGGCCGTGCAGTTTCTATAATAGGATAGAGTAGATCCACCATCTTCATTTTGTTCCGACACCAATACATCGTATTCTGGGACCGCTTTGTTTGCATTTCGCGCATCCGTAATATCATATGTAGCAGTTATTAGTCCAGTTCTAAGATAAGAATTTTGATATTTCTTCTGAAAAGCTCCAAAAGAATCGTCTGTGCTTAGAAGTCCAGAAGGTAAAACCGCACCATTGCTTAAAAAATTATCCATTGTTGTTCCTGTTATTATTTTTAATAGGAGTTAATGTCTGTCCAGGCTGGGCAAAGGGAGCGTTGGCTCTATCTATATTTTGCTGCGTAGGTACCGTGCCTGATCTGTCTACGACGGATTGTTCTTCCGAAATACCAGGAAGCGATTTATCTCCATTATTGAAATTGCTTGCCCTATCTCTATACGCGTTCGTATTGATCATTTCAGGATATGCAAGTCCACTTCTATTGTCAGATACTGACACTCCAGCACTCAACTTTAATGTAGTGCGAAAACTTTTAATACCAGTTTCGGGTGATTGGGCTGCAAGATGTACCACTTCTTCTATGTGATAAACCGTACCGTCATGTTCTAGGTTATCTCCAACTGCTATCGGATCTACTATTCCTGCACTTTCTAAGGTACCATTTAATTTTAGGTGACCTCCCATTAGGGCATCGCCGACTATTATAGCCCAATCTCTTGAGATGTCCTTATTTGCCTGTTCTGTTATCACGGTTAGATCTTGAAAGGCGGTAGTTATAATAGAAGGTCTCAGGCCGCTACGGGCAACATCATTAACATCTTGCACGTAATTAATATCTGCTGTTTGGGAAGAAAGTGAACCACCAGCCTTGGTCATTTCTGGTGGTTTAGTGTACATTTGGAAAAAGTTAATTCTAGCAGACTCATCTCTTCCTAGGTCATAACTTAAAATCAAAGCAGAATCAATTTTCCAACGTGGCAAACTTAAAAAAAGTGTAACCAAAGAATTTGATTTGAATGGGGTTTGCCCAAACAAATCTGAAGTAAAAGGGGTTTGTCTATATACTACCGTGGGCATAATGGTGCCCTCAGGAGATACCCTAAAACAAGTATACAGTTCGTTTAGTGGAGCGTTAATGTATTGAGATATAATGGACCAAGCCTGTACATTATTCCAGTAATCAGCATTAAATAGGGTTTGACCTCTACAAGAAGAGCCGGTTTTATAAACCCTATCCACCGGAGATTGATTGAAGGCAGAGTTCATTCCGCTTTGCAGTGTCTGATGTGGAGAAGAAGAATAAACCTGTATTCCCATCATGTAATTGTAAATATCTTTTGCGGCAATGGCATTTGGTACACCTAGAAGTTGTCCTACTAATGCTGGAATGTAAAATTGTACATTCGGAGTTATCAGTACGCCGTCAACCTCTCTAGACCCCCTATCGTCTACCCCACGACCAATGAATAGTTGGATTAAACCCTGTATTATATCTTGACAGGTAGGATTGGAGAATGAGCTAACTAACTGTGAATATTTATCTAGCAAATTAGTAGCAAAAACTATTTTTTCTTTATCGGAGCCAGAATTGCCGGTTAGAATGTAGGGGTTAAAATAAATAGAGTTATTAAACTCTGTGAAACAAAACCCATTAATTTTTATCAAAACACGTCTGATCCCAGTAATAGGGTCCGTATGATTTACCTTTCTTACGCCTTGAACTTTAAAAAAACCTTTAAACCCATCGTTTATACCGTTGATTGGTTGTTTGGCTCTAGCTTGATTGGCAACTCTTCTAGCATCTTCTTCCCAATTAAGCATGTTTACAAATACAAAATCTCCAGGGGCAACGGCGGTAGCATAATTAATGTCGGTTTCTACCAATATTGCATTCATAGAATCGGTTAGAGTGGCCTTATTAACATTAACAGAAACTTGTTCACAGTCATTTTCTACTACGATGGGCTCTCTGACTTGTAGCAGGGTTTGACTTAAACCATTAGGCCCTACGGCACGTAGAGTATCCCTTACATTCCAAGTAACAAAGGTTAAAACCCACGCAGGACTAACTTCGTGAACAGAATTGTTCTCATCTAGACCAGTCCCAACAGGAAGAATATTCCTTGTGTATGCATTGGTTTTTGGCATTATTTACCTTTCCTAGTATTAGCCTTACCCTGTGGCTGAGTTCCAGCGCCAGTGCGAAGGTATTCTAGGGTGTCTCCAATATTAGGCATTCCCCGCTTGTCTGACTTAGCCTCCCTGTCTGCCATGGCCTTGGCACCAGCGGCAGCAGCGAACCCTCCCATGCTGGTGATTGCGTGCCTTATTTCGCCATTAAGTATAAGAAAATTTTGTCTAACAACATCAGCGCTCTTAGCTAGTCCTTCCAAATAAGCATCCTCTACTTTTCCAGTTGGTTTTCCTAAAAGAGCTTCCATTGCTTTCTTATTTTTGGCTGTAACCGCACCAGGACCAAAAAGTTGTTCGCCCATGTCGGCGAAGACATCGGCTTGAGTTATACCGCTTTGTTCTTCTTGACGCAGTGCAATTTGCATTTCTCCAACTGCCCTCTGCACACTCATAGGAAGAGTTTTGGCACGAGATTTTTTGGCTAACTCTGAAAGACCGCCAGGATTTTTTGCCAAATATTCATTTATGACACCAGCAGCATGTTTTGCTTTTTCTCTAACTGCAGGAATTTGAAATCGTGTATCCTGTTGTATCTGCCCTACTTTTGCCAGCAGTTGCTTTTCTGACGAAAAACCAGCTTGTTGAGTATAATAGGCCAACACGGCATTGTTGGATTGTAAATCTTCCGGCCTCATAGCCAACAATTCGGTTAAGTCCATAGTGGACAGCCTTCCAAGATTGGGATCTTTGCGAGCTTCTGCAAAACGCATAACGCCGCGTCTGCCACCTAATTCAGATCCTCTTTGTTGGAATCTTTCGTATGCACCTTCAGCAGCCCTTACACCGGCAACAGTCTTTTCTCCAGAAAACATACCAAACATTTGAGACAATCTGTCTTGAGATGCCTCGTCTACCGCACCAGTTTTACCAAGGATTCCGCTGATTGCTTGCGTAAAACGTCTAAATTCTTCTACAAAATCTTCCAAATCAAAACCCTTCTTAACCCCTTCTGCCATGGCAGTAATGATTGCTCTTTGGGCGGCTTGAGGATCTTGCATGCCGCCGCCTACGGCGCCCAACATCTGCGAAGCATTGGTCATTCCCGCACGCTGCATTTGCAGACCGAACTGAGCTTGTTGACCCATTCTAGCAGAGCCACCGGCGCCGACAATTTGTTGACCCATTTCCATAGCCTGAGAAGGGAGAAACCCTGCATCTATCGCTCTTTTTTGTAAACCACTTTCACCATAAAAACCTTGATTTGTTAAACCGAGAGTTCTTTGTACATTAAGGTTACGTTGATAATTTTGTTGAAAATCCTTAATCGCTTCCACTTTTCCTGGATCTTCCTGTTTCATCATATTTAAAATATCTCTATAGTCACTTTCTTTTTGTGCCTCTAGAAGTTTTTCATATTTCTCTTGATGTTCCGGACTAATCAGCCCCCACATTCTTTCTCTGGTTTGGTCTGACATTAAGGTGCCAGCACCAAGACCGGCGCTAGCACCTGCAGCCCCAAGAACTCCCAGACTAACTCCGCCGGTTACTACGGCTGAGCCAATCACTGCTGCTGCTGCTGCCGCGACTAGTGCAATTCCGGTAGCTCCCTTGAGAGCATCGGCGGCGCGTTGTCCTTCTGCTTTTTCACCAGCCATTCCTTTGGCCCTTTCTCTTTCTGGTAGAAACGCAGATTCTTGAAGTGTATTTCCTGAATATACCTGAGCAAGATCCATGCCGTATGTTTTCTGAATAGCGGTAGCCTGTGCTTGCTCCAATCTCATGGGAGCGCCAGACATATATTCCACAGCTTTTGCGGCAACCATAGCTGTAGCACCGATACCGCCGAAAATCTTAGCGATTTTAGTGGTTTTTTCCATTTCTTTATCTTGAAGTGCTTGTTTTGCGGTAGCCGCCTGATTTCCCCTGTTTTGTGCTTCAACTATGCCATTTTCGAGTTTGCCAAGGCTGCGTTTGACTCCTTCTTGTTTTTGTAAATTTATTATTTCCTCTGCGCTGCCAGCTGCCAACTGCTTTTGCTGTTTTACCAAACCTTCGAATTGTTGATATTTTCTTCCATATAATACTGCCAACTTCTCAGCCGTAGTATTTTCGATTCTCATGGAAGAATCTAATTCTTTGCGATACTGTATCGTAGCACGTTCTTGGGCTGCCCTGGTGGGTCCGGTAACCCCTGCGCCCAGTTGATTAGCCCTAGCGGCATTCTGAGCATTGGTTACGGCTATATTAGCGGGAGTTTGTAGGCTGCTAAGCTTACGCTGCATATCGGCAATAG